TGATGTAGCCTTTATACTATGTTATTGTTTGTGTGTCAACTGATTAGTGGAGTATTTATGCCCTATAAAGACCCAGAAGTTCGCAAGGCAAAAGCAAAGTTATATTCAAAGAAGCACTACGATAGCAATAAACCAGCTCAGATTGAGCGTGTTAGACTAGGCAAAATAAAGAAAAGAATACAATGGGAAGCCTATAAAGCTACACTGCAATGCGCCAATTGCGGCGAAAACCACCCAGCCGCACTAGATTTTCATCATTTAGTACGTGATCCCGCCAATAGAAAAATTAGTGAGCTAGCACAAAACGGCTCATATAAACAAGCCCGCGAAGAAATAGAAGCCAAATGCATAGTGCTATGCGCCAACTGCCATCGTAAGCACCACCACGAAGAACGGCAATTAAAAGCAGGTCAAATTACAGAAAGGTAGGCGTAGATTTGGTAGTTGTTACATGTAACGCAGAAAGCCGAAAAACTCGTTACTTACTACATCCTCTAATGTCGGCTTAACCGCCTATGTTTAAACAAATGTTTAGACTATTTGTTCATTACGTACATTGTAACTTCAAAGCCAAAACGCATTTCAGTAGCTGCTGGTGTTGTCCACATGATGAATCTCCTGTTGATTGAGTGTACACGTTAGTGTGTACGTGTCTACATTCTGCTCTTTTATAAACATATCGCAATACGGAAAACCATTAAAAAAGGGAGCCGAAGCTCCCTCTTATCTTACCTAGCGTTTATTAAGCGCCAGCTGAACCGTACATACCTAATGGATCAGACCAACCGAATGAATAACGCTCACGTGCTTTATAACGAACGTTACCAGTATCGAAGTCGCCATCCATTGATGTTGCTAATGGAGTACGTACAAAGTGTTTCATACCGTTAGGTACGTCTGTTGTCAAGAACCAAGCATTTGAGTCGGTCAAGAAGTGGTTAATTGCGTAACCTTCTGGAATTGAACCGTTGTTTTTCAATGCGTTGATATCGTTGTCAGCAGTGCCAACACGTAATTCAGTTTCCAACAAGCGAGTTGCAACGAATTGCAATGCTGGTGGAACAACCAATTTACGAGGTTTAGCAGCGATCAATAGGCCACGTTCGTCAGTCCAAGCGGCGATTTGAATAACTGCATTTTCCAATGAAGTTTCGTTCAAGTCTGCTGGAGTGGTTGGAATGTTGCTGTTTACACCGCCAGTAACAAGTGGGTGAGATGCACTGAATAGTGGCACACCGTCGCCGCCGTTGTATGAACCGCTGGTGTTGAAACCGTTGTTCAATACGTTAGCTGCTTTAACTTGTTTTGTGTAAGCCATACCACGAGCTAATGCTTTAGTGTAGCGAGCAGATAAAGTGTCATACAAGTTATCTTCTACTGCTTCTTCAGTCAAGCTGAAGCCTAAAGCGATAGTTTCGTGTGTGTAGCGAGCTGTCCAAGCTTCTTGAGCATTGTCGTAAGCGATGGCGTTGCCTTCGTTTTTAACAGGAGCTGCTGAGAAGCCAGACAATTTTGTTTCTTCCTCGAATGAACGCTCAGAAGATTCAGTTTCGTAAATCTCTTGATGCTCTTCGCCGTAACGTTTGTATTCCAAACCGAACAAAGCGTTCAGACCTGGTAGAAGCTCTTTAAGGAGCTGTGCGCGTGAAATAGCCATTATTTAATCTCCTTAATCGCCAACACCGGTACCATTGTAATACGTATGGATACCAAAGTTAAATTTAACGATACAATCAGTGTATGCGTCACCAACAGTAGAGAATGGGCCGTTTACGAAATCCACTAAACGCAATGCGATAGTGTTTGTTGTAGCACGGGTGCCAACGTCTAATGATATTTTTGAATCGCCAGTAGTTGTAGAACCTGCTGTTTGATTCACGCCAAAGTTAGAACCTAGCATTGTTTGAGTCACAGCATCATCTGCTTGGATTTGGAACAATGTATCTGGATCATCACATACGTAAGCTGTAGCATTTGAAGCAACAGTGCCAGTAGGCCAGTATTGTGATTGCAAGAAATAGCCTAATGATGGGCTTGTGTATGAACAACCTAAGAACACACCAACTGTACCAGCTGGGAATGGATCCGCGTTTGTACCTACGTTTGTTACTTTTACGATAGTTCCGTCTACACCAATTGCAACAACGTCACCAAAGAAAATGTTAGCAGCATAACCGCTAGCAATTTTTAATTGACGTGTTGAGCCAGCGAATTGCTGACCACCAACTAGGTTGATAGGACGAAGACCGTATGGGGCTGCTGTAGTAGCCATATAAATCTCCTTAAATTATTTACCTTTACCGAATGAGGTAGTGGTACGCTTTTCCTTAAATAGGGGCATACGTGCATCATTCTCTTTCATAAAGCTGTTATCCACTGCTTCAGTCTGGGACTGCGTCTGATTATTGAAATAAGCAGAACGTTGGCTAACAAACTCTTCTGGTGTCTTACATAGCATCAGACCACCTACTTCCACTGAATCTGGAATTCGGCTGTTTTTGTCTGTGAATAGCCTTAGTTCAGGATGCTCCGACAATTTGACGGGTTCCCAACCTTCTCGCATTTTTGAAGAAACATTAGTGGCATCAGCTTGACCAGCCATACTTGTACGAATCCAACGATAAGCCCATCCGGGTTCTTTCGTAATCTCTGGCAATAAAGCAGCTGGTGCCCATTGCGCTTGACGTTGAAAGGTTTCGCGGGTTTCTAACTCACGGTTTTGTCTAGTATCAGTCATTATCTGTTCTCCAATTTTAATGTCTCACGTGCATATTGCTCGGGTGTTAGATTAAACTTTTTAGCCAAGGCTAATTGAGTTTTAGTCAGGTGTACTTTTTTAGGCGCGGTACTACGCGTGGCCGAAGCTACAACGGTCGACGGTTTTTTGCGTTGGGCGGGTGTTTCCACGTCCAGCGAATCATCCCCGAAATATTCTGGGAATCGTTTGCGCATCGTTTTATCGATGGTAGAGTAGTACTCTTCTGAAGTAGGGTCAGTACCTGCCCTTACTAGCTTCTCATGCAACCCCAAAGCGAGGCTAGTCATTTCTTCATCTTTCCCAAACCAACTGTTCTTATCTTGCCATGCAAGAGCTTTCCGGTCAGGTTTAGGTACTTGGGGTCGTTCAGGTTGTATATATACATCATTTTCAGGCTGTTGTAAAGTATTATCGTATTGAGGACGATAATTTTGTACCTGAGTAAGTTTATACTGCGCCTCGTTCATACGTTGTTGCGCTTCTATAATCTTATCGGTATCGCCTGCGTCATATGCTTCACGGTAATCTCGTTTAGCTAATGCCAATTCTTGGTCCGCAGCTGCTTTATACGTTTGCATTAACGTTTGTTCACCAGAAGTTAGGTTTGATTTCAACCGTTTGTTTTCTTCTTGGATTGATTGAGCATAGCGAATAGCTTCTTCGCGCTCACGTGCAGCGGCTTCTTTATCTCGGCGCTCGTCGTGGTATACCTTACGTAACTGCGCCATACGTTCTTTAACGCGGTCTGAATAGTCTGTCAAGTCATCTTTTTCTATCTCTTCGACTATTTCTTTAGGTAGTGGCTTACGATCGCGGTCTTGCGGGGGTGTATCGTCAATAATATCGATTTCAACTTCGGTATTATCCTCTTCCAGGGTAATACTAACCTCTTCTTTAGTATCTACTGGGGAAACTTCCTTTTCATCAGGAAATTCAAATTCTTCGTCAAACTCTGCTTTAGCCATACTTATCTCCTATGCGCGACTATAACCACGTGGGTCTGCTACTACACCCTCGACGGTATCATCGTTGATTATGCGGAATTCTCTTCCGTGAATTTTGAAACGGGTACCTGCATATGCGCGGGTAAGGACAAAATCACCTTCTTTACACCATGCACCTGTAGGGAACTTCGCTTCTTCTTTGTAGCAAAGGTCGCCCATTTTAAGGACAAACAATACTACGGTGCCGTTCTCCTCAATACGTTTAGTATCAGATGCTTTAGCAAGCCCACTCTCGTAGGTGTCGCTGGCGTCGGGTACTGCACATAAGATTCGATAGCCTTTTGGTTCTGGTAGCTGTGAGGCTTTTTCTGCATCACCAAACTCTCGTGCGTCTGCCACCATTTCCGTTAGGTCAATTGCTTGACCTAGGTTGACGTTAGTCATCAAAATTCTCCATTTTTTTTGCGAGGTCTTCTATTAAAGACTGCGCGGTAAGTAGACCTCGAACCATACCGACAGATTGTTGATAGGCACCGAAATCCTTGGCCGCACCGTCGCCAAGGGATTCGATAATTGCTTTGCGCCGTTCTTCGATTTGTGACATCAAATACTCTAGCGAATCATTCATTTTTATTCCTCT